AGAACAACGATTCGTGGTTCGTGCAACGATGCCTAAAACCGATCGTTTCACACGATTCCCCAGGGGTTTCAATGGGTTCTACGGTTTTTGCAACGGACTACGGAACACAAGGGGGGGTCAACATGTGCTTAGTGATTTGAGGAGTACGCACTTATACATCCTATATACTCATATAGGTGCGTACTCATCATCCTCTAGGAGTTTGTATACCTCCTATATACCTTTCGTAGAATCATAGTAATATACTTATAACTATAGGGAATTACATAAGAAACCCCTGCAACGTAACCGCAACTAAGCCGAAACGCTATTTTTCTATCGTTGCAGCCTACCGGGCTAATCCCACTGGAGCAGGGTCAGACAGCCGCGGTATCCTGGAGCTTATGGCAAAACGTAAAGCACCCCCGGCGGGTGCGAGCGGCAAGGTGCTCGAAGCACCGACACCGGAGCGGCAAACCCTAAACCGTAGGCAAGAGCGATTCATCGACGCCTACATCCTTAACGGCGGCGAGCGCGTGGCGGCGGCACTGGATTCGGGCTGCCCATCCGCGATTGCTGATTCCTGGTCGCGAATGCAGCTTCGGGTGCCGGCGGTGATTGAAGCGATCCGCACCGAGCAGCAGCATCTCCAGCGCCGCTTGCGCTTCGGGCGTGAGGATGCGCTTCGCATGTACATCGGGATGGCAAAGGCCACGCTTGATGACTTCCGCAAGGTGCTCATCAATCCCGAGAACGAGAAGGCATACGTCGGCCTGGGCGACAAGATCCACGCACTGAAGGGCGCGAAGAAATCCTACAAGAACGGTAACTCAATAGAACTTGTGGATAAGAAAGCGGTCATAGATGGACTCTGGGAAAAACTTGGATTGGGTAAAGAAGGCAGTAGCGGAAATTGGTTCGATGGACTTGAACAGCTTGTTGAGCTTGTTCGGGCGACTAAAGAAAGAAAACAATGAGCCGCTGGCAAAGCTTCTTTGGAAGGCGAGACTCGCATCCGATGTCGAGTTGTTCGCGGTATATTATTTTCCGCATTACTGTATCCATCCTTTTAATGAATTTCATCACGATACTTTCGCGGGCATTGGGTTCATGGAAACTGCGATTAGACGTGCTCGCGGCGCGCCTCGTGGTTACGCAAAATCAACCATCACGGCACTTATCAAACCGCTTCACGACGTTTGCTACGGACTTGAAAAATACATCATCGTGGTATCGAACACGCAGGGACAAGCAGATCAAAAGCTTAGAGACATTCGGAGTGAGGTATTTACTAACGATCGCTTGGTTGCTGACTATGGCATCCACTTCAAAACTAAGAGCCCGGCTGAGACAAGCTACATCCTCTATTGCCTCAACCATGCGTGCATGTTCAAGAGCGTCGGCGCGGGCGCGGAAATACGGGGCACTCGGTTCGGTGCCTTCCGACCCAGCAAAATTGTCGTTGACGATTCCGAGCATAGCGAAGAAGTTCTCAACGAGGCGCTACGCAGTAAGTATGAAGATTGGTACTACCAAGTTATCTCGCAGATCGGGAACGAGCACACAAACATAGATTTCATCGGCACCGTTCTGCACCGCGAATCGTTGCTCATGAAGCTCATCGGCAATCCCGCGTATCAGGGAAAGATTTATAAAGCCGTAATTAATTGGGCCGACGATCAAAAGCTCTGGCAGCAATGGCAGAAGATTTACACCGATCTCGACAACGCGGATCGCGCAACAGCGGCTGACGCTTTCTTCTTCGAGCACCAAGAAGCGATGCTCAAGGGCACGAAGGTGCTGTGGCCTGAGAAAGAACCGTATATCTATCTCATGAAGGAGCTGGTCGAGAAGGGCCGGCGTGCGTTCATGAAAGAGAAGCAGAACGAGCCGATCGGCGCGGAAGAAGCTCTATTCGACGTGATCCATTACTACCGTGAGACGAGCGAGGGCTTACTCATCGAGGGCAAGAACATCTTGATTCCCTGGAGCGAGTTCCGCGGTGCTGATGGAAAGTTCTTCAACGCGTATGGTGCGCTTGACCCAGCAACCGGCCAAACCCCGCCGCGTGTTGGTAAGAAGAGCGATACAGCTTGCTTGCTCACAGGGCTCAAAGACTCTAAAGGAAGATTGTTTGTGCATCGGGATTGGACGAAGCGCCAGCCGCCAACCAAGCAGATCGCAGAAATCTTCGAGCATCATGTGGAGTTTGAATACCAGAAGTTCGCTGTCGAGACGAACCTGTACCGCAATCTCTTGCTGCCGAACATCGTGGCCGAGCGCAAGCGCATCGAGACTGAACAGAAGCGCATCATCAAGATCCCGTTTTACGATGTGATCCAGGTAGAAAACAAAAGCAAGCGCATCCACACGCTAGAGCCTAAAGTCTCACACGGATGGATTTTATTTAATCGCGAGCTGAGCGCCGAGTTCTTCAACCAATTCATCCCGTATCCACACGTTGACCACGATGATGCGCCCGATTGCCTTGAAATATTGTGGTCGTTGGTAAACAATAGGTACAAGGCAAGTGCCGAAAGTCTAAACCCAATGGGTGGCCGATGAGCAAGATCAAGGGCTTCAGAAAGACCGCGCTCACGAAGCTGGGCGCGTTTACGCCCGCTCGCAAGGGCATGGTAGCGACCGGCGGGATCATAAAGCCCACGAACAAGAAGCCTGTGGTCAGGAGTAAGTAATGGCTCGTACTATGCAGGTCGGCCCGCGCTCCGGGCGCGTGAGTCGTCTTCGTCAGTTTGCCAATATGAACCTTGGCGTGAAGATGCTGGGGAACATTCGGCAGAACCAAGAGTTCCGCAAGGACGAGCTTGATGTGCTCGACCAATACTACGAAGGCTCTCAATACGACGACTTGCAGGATTGGGAAGAAGCGGTTGCGAGCGATGATTACGTCGAGATCCGCAAGCGCAAACCCCGAGTCTTGTTCAACGTAGCTAAGCTCGTGGTGGACAAGGTAGCGGCGAAGCTGATGGGCAAGTCGGTGTTCCCTACGTTCGTGATCGAGGATGATCCCGACGACACCACGTTCTTTGCTACCGTAGTGAAGGCCGCGAATCTGCGCCGCAATCTACTCGACCCAATCAAGCACATGCTGGTTAGCGGCTCGGTGTTCGTGCGCTACTTCCTCGTGAACGGAAATATTCAAATCGAGTGGGCGAACGCGAAGTTCTGCTATCCCGTATTCGATGCGATGGGCAACCTCGATACGCTAGAAATAAAATACGTTTACGAGGATGAGAACGACAAGGATGCCCAAGGCAACTTCAAGAAGAAGTGGTACCGGCTCGTGCTCACGAAGGTGTCAGATACGCTCTTCGACAATCCCGAGTACCGCGAAAACGTAGAGCCCACGTTCAATGTGGTGAAAACCAATGAGCACGGCCTCGGTTGGGTGCAGGGCGAGTGGCTGCGAACCGGACGCGATAAGTTCAACCCCGATGGTGCGGGCATCTATTCCGATCCCGGCGTGATGAGCTTCATGGACGATCTCAACTACTCGCTCTCGCAATCGTCGCAAGCGGTTGGCTACAACCAAGAGCCACAGCTTTGGGTGAACAACGTAGACGAGGATGAGCTTGAGACGCTGATTAAATCCAGCACCAAGGCGTGGAACCTGGGCCGCGAAGGCAAGGCCGAATACCTCGAAACAAATCTCACCAGCGTGGAACAGGCCCGCGAACAGCGCGACGAAACGCGTGAGCGCATGTTCAACGTATTGCGGATCGTGATTCATGATCCCGAGAAGATGAGCGGCGACGCCCAATCAGGAGCAGCCCTGGAGCTGCTTCATGCGCCCATGCTGGAGCTGATCGACGAGATCCGCTCTATGATCGAATCGGATCTCGCGTCTCTCGTGACGAAGATCGGCCTCACTTGCTTGATTCTGAACGCCAACGGAATGCAGACAGTGATCGAAGCTCCAGCGGGCTATATGCCTGGCAGCCTTGACATCATGATTCAGTGGCCGGCAATCTTCCCGCCGACGCTCACGGATCTTCAATCCATGGCTACGCTTGCACAGACGCTCACCCAGGCCAACATCGTGAGCCGCGAAACAATGACCAGATGGATCGCTACCATGACGAACATCATCGACAACGTGGACGAGGAGCTTGAGAAGATCGCATCTCAGCCCGTTATGAACCCGTTTGGTGATTCCGGCTTCGGTGGCTTCAACGAAGGTGGAGGGGCCAAGTGATGAAAGAACTTCTACGCGGCATGGGTATTCTCGCGGTGTACTTCGTGATTCTCGCCGGCATCGGCTGGTACGTCCTGAATCATATGTTCGGGGTGTAGCATGAAGCAGAAGTACGGCGAGCCGGTGCTCAGAGAAAAGGGGCAGATGTGGCAATACTACATCGACTCTAAATTCGCTTGGGTTCCGATGTACTGCCAAGGA